GCCTGCCCTGCCTGGCCATTTCTTATTATCTTTGCCCTTACCTTTCTTTGTTCTGTCTTGGATGTATGAAATTATTTCGAATGCAATAGCGTTTCTTTCGTCCTCTGTGTACTTCTTGGAAATATTTATGTTTCTAGATGTCCAATGGCTCATCAGCTTCCTCTGTGATGGTTATCGAATTTTCTTCGTCGATTAAAATCATTTCAGTTTCAATGTATTCTTCATCCATATCTGGATTTAGCTCTTTAATGGCCGTTTTAGTTGACTTGAATCCAGCATCTCGCTCTGTTTTGAGTTCTGTTATTTTATCTAATCTAGATTGGATTGGTTTTTGCTCTGAGTATTTAACTGTTACAATTAAGTTTTTTGGCTCTGAGAATGTTTTCATGTTTCTAATTCTCTTAGCTTCTACAAGTCTATTATGCATAGTGGCAAGTACTCGCCAGTATTGGAGCTCTATTGCTTTGAAGAATTTCTCCTGCTTTTTTCTTTCCCTAGAAGTGTCTGACTCGTCGATAATTTTTGATATACCACTAGACGCTGCGCTCCCGTCCATTTTTCCTATGCTACCTACTTTGACATTTTTAGTATCAAGCCATGCACCGATCTGCTCTTTTGCTAATGTTAGAACCTCATCAATAGAAACCTCTGGCTTGATTGTGCCCACCTCTGGTTTCTTACCATCTTCATCTGACTTAAATATCCAAACTGCATCGGGTGAGAGCTTTAAATTGTCTGAATCGATATCAATCCCATAAAATATAGAGTGAGCTAGAAATTTTGCTGCAAAGTTTAAATCAGTTAATAGCACAGGGAAAAGGATTGAGAGCTTTAAGTCATCTTTATCCGGTTTTGGCACTAAAAGGTATCGTGATTTAGATGCAAATACAAAAGGTAGAACACCAAAAGGATTTATACCATCATTTTCAACCATATCTTCCTCAACTAAGTCACCATCAGAGTCTATGGCCATGAACTCTTCATTTGAATAAACCCAGTATTTCCGAACTGTCTTTTTCCTTTTTAAACCACTAGTCGACGGATCTTTTGTTTGATCGCCCATAAACTTAATAATCGCAGTAACCTTAAGGGGGTTCTTTTTGTCGTTCCCATAGGGCAGGAACTGGTGGGATGGTAAAACTCTACTCTTTACACCTTCATCCTCGTAAAGCTCTATTACAGACCATTTGTAGGCATTGTAGCCCTTGTTTAGATCTTCCATAAAAGTATTGATAGATGCTTCTTTTGTGTAGTCATCAATTAACTCTTGGTCACTATCAAGTTCTGTATTTCTCTTTGGGTCGTCAACATATAGAGTTGATAGTTTGTCGTTTATCTTTCTGAAAATGTTAATAGGTGCCACCCTTTCCATTGCAGAACTATATGAGTTTTCTGACAACTGTTCTTTGAGTGATGCTGCAACATGTGAAAGCAAATCACCTTCAAGAATTTCAAAAATAGATTCGTTGAACCCTATCTCTGACTCATGTTTTTTAATATGGCTTATAATTAGTTCTTTTTCGTTAAATATGCTCATGTTTTTGCTTCTCTCTTTTATAATTAAACAGTTTTGGACTTCTTTTTATTATTCTATAGTCTTTTTTTTCCTTTTCCTAGAGATATTCTTTGTACGTGACACGACTCAATATTTGTCGTATTGACTTTGGATTTAATTCAAAATCTCTAGCAAGTTCAATTTGTTTTTTATTTGAACTTCTTATGTATTTAACTTGGCTGTCGGTTAGCTTTGCCCAAGGATGCCTCCTTCCTCTGTGCGAAATAAGTCCAGTGCTAAATGCGTGTTTTATATTTTCACAATGAGTTACCCACTCAAGGTTAGACACTATGTTGTCATGCTTAATTCCGTTTTTATGATTAACCTCTAATTTGGTGCTTTTATTCCCTATAAATGCCATAGCCACCAATCTATGCACCTTATATGTTGTAGCCTTGTTTTTTATTGATAAACTAACTTGGCAATACCCATCCCTATCTCGTGAAGGCTTCAGTACCACACCTTTAAAGTTTTTTTCTTTTCCATCTGAGCGAATTACGCTCCTGTTTAAACTTCTAACTTTTCCAGTATTACTCACCTCGTAAAATCCTGCATAATTATTAATTTCTCTCCATCTCTCTCTCATAATATCCTTTTACAGTTGAATAGTTCTCGACTTTCTCTTTTCCATTAGTGGAAATAAAGTCCAGCAGAGATATGCAAGACAATCAACTAAATGAGATAGACTGGGATCTGTTTTTTGGTCTAGCTGTCCGTGCTTATCCCAGACTAATTGAGTTAGATCTCTTATCAGTTTTTTGCATCTAGGGTTGATCTTTATAAACCCCAGGGTGAAACACCTGTTTAGGTTAGCAATTTTATCCTTTACTGCTGGATTTGTTTTCCATTGAACTTGGAACCCTGCGTCTCTAAGAATTATTGCATCACTTTTCCCAACTGTTCTTCTATTCTTTCCTGTTGAATCGCAAATAACTGTACCGCCAGAGACACCCTTTCTTTTAAGCTCGTCAGCCTTTTTAAAAGTGTCCCCTGCTATTTGTACCTCATCCCAAATATATACTCCTGTTGCGTGCTGAGATGCTAGTATGTCTGAGTTATAATCTATGTTAAAATCTGAACCGATCCAGTCAGTCCCTTCAAGCTTTTTAGCATCTTCTGATACGTGATCATCTTTATTAAAAGAGTAAACTGCTGCACCACTGTTTTCGCTGTCATATTCACCCAGTAAGAATCTTAGCCGCTCTTTCTCTGGAAGTGACTTTAATACGGCCAGATAATCCTCATCAAGGTTGGCTATATTGTCCTCGGGATTCATTTTGACAACAATGTAGTTTTCTGGGTCCAATAGCATTTCACCATCTTTGGGGTTAACCTTTTGATGGAATACCTGGTAAACCCATGATGTTGTTTTGGTGGGATTTAAATCGAAATAAGCTTTATTAATTAAAGAGTTTTTTTGTGCTAACCTTGTTTTTAATTTACTAATTGCTTCCCATGACATTTGATTGGACTCATTAAACCAAAGAGTAGAGTACTCTGTACCAAGTAACCTTTCTAGTTTTTTATCATCATCTAGTCCTGCTAGGTAAATCATTGATCCATTGTTTAATTCGCAGTAATAGATACCGTCAGATCTTTTGTATTCTGGGTATAAATCTGAAAAACATATCCTAAACACATCAGGCATAGTTTTAAGCCATATGGATCTTTTTGCCGAGTTAAATGTTTCTCTACATATTAAGTGCTCAGAGAAAGGCACTTTTGATGCTCTTACAATGATTTCTCGCATAATTTCAAAGGATTTTCCAGATCTTGAACCGCCCTCTATGCAGATATTTTTAGCCTTCGATTTTCCTATTTTTTGAGCAGCTATCTTTTGTGCTGGATTCTTCTTAAAGGAGCTCATCGTCTTGGTCTATATTTATCTTTATTTCCCGTAGAGAAGTTTCCTCAACCTTGTCTGTCTGTCCCAACTCGTTCTTTCCAAGCCATATTAATAAGGTGGGATTACCTGCCATTGCGACTTCATACTGCTTCTTTCTAAGGTTTATTTTTATAGTTTCTTTCTTTTTATCCTTGTAATCCGCAAAACTGTAACCCTTTTCTTTAAGCCTTCTTGCTAGAGTGTCCACTGACACACCAAGTCTTTCAGCACAATACTCTTCTGATGCCCATATAATTAAAGCATCTAGTTGATCCCAACCGTCAAACTCTTTATCTTCTAGCTCTATACGGGGTCTTCCGCCTTTATTCTTTTCCATAACTAACCTTCTTGTGCGACTTTATAAGTTATCTAATAGTTGTTTTTGTATTTGTTCTGATATTTTGTGCATCATTAGGGGTGGGACTGACATTCCTTTAACATTTTCAGCAACAACTATTTTAGGTTGAAGCTTCTGAGCGAGCTCAATGTAGTGGAAGAACAAATCATCTAAAACTTGTTCTGCTTGTCCCTCTCTAAACTTCTTTTTCTTACCCCATGCCTTTTCCCTTGATCCAGCCATCGAAAAACTAGAGCAAGGCGGGGAGCCATCTAGTATATCTAAATTATAAAGTTCTTCTGGTAAATCATCACGGAGCTTAAAAGTTTCAATTGACTCTAAAAAAGCATATTTTGGATTATGATTCTTTTTGTAAATATTAATCATTTCTGGATCAATTTCATTACAACCAATTACATTAAAGCCAGACATTTTATAACCGAATGAACTGCCTCCACCGCACGCAAAACAAGAAAAAACATTGAATCCGTTCTTTTTTACTTTTTCTAAATCAGTTATTTTCCATTTGTATGTAAATTCCATGTTTTTCCATTCTTTTTATCTGATATTGTTTTTCTATTAACTCC